GCTTTAAGCTATGATTGAAGGAGATGGTAAAGAATACGATCTACTTATAAAATGGGCTAAAGACTTTGACTGCAAAGGTCATTACAGCTGTGAAATAGGTGTACGTAAAGGTCATGGTTCTAAACTTATCATGGACAATGTAAAAAATAATTACATGCATGTAGGAGTAGATCCATATGGTGAATTAGAATATCAACATCATGACAGGACTTTTACAAAGGGTTGGCCCGAAGAGTTTAGAGGTGAGTTTTCAGCAGATTACACTGATGAAATGAGAGATACTATGTTGAAGGACATGGATGAATATATAAAATCCGGTAAGTTTGTTCTCGCTAATATGACTGATACAATGTTTATGAGTCATCCTAATTGGAATGAAAAGACTTATTCATTTATTTATTTAGATGGTCCACACATGACTAAAGATGTAATTACTGAAGCTATATGGTTTGCTCATAGATCAGCGCCTCATAGTAGAATAATTATTGATGATATAGATAAAATGGAAACAAGCACCATTGCTCACGTCTTAACTTTTTTTAACTTTCAAACAATAGAGATGGGGGAGACTAAAATATGTTTGGAGAAAAAATAATAATTGTATTGATGTTATTAACTTTAATGGCTTGTAGTAAATTAGACTACAATCCGGCAACAACAATAGGAAGAATGGTATTACAAAATGACTCTTAGAAAAAAATGGAAAGCTAAAAGACTAGAAAATAAAACATGTACAAAATGTGGTAAGACATATCCTAGAACAGAAGACTATTTCTATGCTAAAAAGCATCACTCTCAGGCAGGTGGCAAAAAATATAATGCTTCATGCATTGCCTGTGAGAATAAAAGATGTGCAGAATACAAATCAAAGAATAGAAAGAAACAAAGATTAAATGATATAAGATACAAGGAAACTGAAAGAGGTTATTTCAAAGAATTGTATAGTGGTATTACAAGATCTAAAAATGGAAATGATTTTAAATCTTATGAAGAGTTTATTCAATGTTGGGAGAATCAAAAAGAAAAATATGGTTTGAATTGTCCATACTTTCCTTGGATTCAAATGACTAGAATTAAGGGTAAGAAGAGTGCTACTCCAACAAATATTTCTAAAGATAGAATATTATCTACAATGCCATATGGACCTAAAAATATTATGTTTGTGTCCTGGAAAGCTAACAACATGAAAGGGGATGTCACACCTTATCTTGCAGCACGTTATTTAGAGTTTGTTGAAAACAATGAATATTGTAGAAAAGTGACTGAATTTGAGTTGAGTCGATTAAATAATTTACATAACAGACGTTTTCATGATGATATTGATATAATAGGTTCTATAATTGATGATGTAAAACATGATGCTGAACTTAGAGAAAAGTACATAGATAAATTAAGGGAGTTATTTCATGACAGTAAAGTGGAACACTAAATATAATTACTTAGATCCTGTTAGAGTTGATGGACCCGAAGGTAGAGTTTACTCTGCAAAAGGTGAGAAGCTTCCATCGGTCACGACCATTTTGGGTCAAACTCGTTCAAAAGAGAAAGAAGAGAGTTTGTCTAGATGGAGGCATAAAGTAGGCGAAATTGAGGCAGATAAGATTAGAGACAATGCGGCGGCTAGAGGTACAATTATGCACCGAATACTTGAAGGCTACATCAAAGGTGAGGGTCACATGGATTTAACTGACATTGGCCAAGAGGCTGGGGTCATGGCCCAAAATTTGATTGATAGTGGTTTTAAGGACTCTATTGACGAAGTATGGGGTATGGAAATGATGATGTACTATCCCGGACTTTATGCTGGGGCTTGCGATATTGCTGGAGTCTATGAAGGAGTTGAGGCTATAATGGACTTTAAACAATCTAATAAATTTAAAAAACGTGAATGGATTGATGACTATTTTATACAGACTGCAGCTTATGCTGTAGCTCATAACTATGTTTATGGTTCTAATATACAGTCTGGAGTGATTCTAATTAGCGTTAAAGATGGAACCATTCTAAAGTACGTGTCAAAAGGTAAGGAATTTCAAGGCTTTATGTGGGAATGGTTAAGAAGAGTTGACCTATATTATAGAAACAAGCTTCAGGCATCAGGGGCCATAGTAGTTTGAATTTGAAAATGAATAAAAATATTTTTTTCAGCGGAGAGAGGGTGTTACAACGTGACAATCAGCTTAAACAGTTGATATTATTGAATAAAGTGTTGTTTCAATCGTGTTACAATGTGTTTCACAGTGTGACAATATCAGGATTCCCTGCGCGAAAGAACCTTTTTACCTTTTTAAAAAACTTGTTTTTCAAAATGAAAACTCTATGGTAGCCATATGAAATCCAAAAACAAATCTAGAAGAATAAATAGTTATACCAAACCTAAGACTATAAAACAGTCTGTTAAGTTTCCATACAAGCGTGTACGTATTGATTGGATTGATATCATCACTGAGGGTGGTTGGGGTACAGACAAAGAATTTAGATCTATGAAATTAGCTACACCTGTAAGTGAAGGTTGGTTATTTAGTAAAGATGAAGATACTGTTAAAATATTTGCAGGTTATGATGTTGAAGAAGATGGATCTATTCACTTTTCGGAGCGCTCTGTTTTTCCAACGTCTTGTGTGAAGAAGATAACTCGGATTCATTAAATGATTCTGACTCTTTTTTGGTTTTTGATTTGGATTGTACTTGGTCTTTTAATTCTTCAAATGGAACGTTTTCTAAGATTGGTGAATAATCGTCTATTATGGTTTTCATTCGTGCTTCTAATTCTTCTGTTGTTAAGTCTTCTAGCTTACCGGTACGTATTATCTTCTGTTCAATATACAGACCTGCAGCTTTTCCTCTTGCCACTTCAGCGTTGATTGCAGCTGACCAAGCTCCCTTTTTTCTTGAGTCTTCTCTTAACTTTGCTAGCTCTGAAATGTGTCTATCATAAGTGACTTCATATTTTTTCTGCCACTCTTCTCTCAATTCTCCAATGTATTTTACTACTAATGGATATAATTTTGGATTCTGAAGTTTACTTGCGTATTGTCTAGCATGCTCTGGTTCAAAACCAGCATCTCTTGCACATTCAGTCGCTGTCTTCCGACCTTCGTTGCTTACTATCTCATGAGCAAACTTCATCTGTCTTTCTGTTAATTTTTTTGGTAATCCCATGTTTGACTTTTAATACAACTTAAAATATAAATCAACCCATGTTTACTGGAAAGTTATTAAAACAAATTGTAGATAAGTTTACCACGTCACCCACTGCTCAGGATGCTAGGGTGCAAGTCGTATTACCCAATGGAGAATTTTATGACATTGATGGTGTAAAGCTCTTGCAAAATAAATTATTAGGAGTAAGAGAATCTCATAGACTGGTGTTTACAATTACTCCTGAAACTTGGAAAATGGGCAAAGTTATTAAGAAGCTGTAGTAGTAAAAATGTCAGTCAAACCTGAACGGAAACTATGGCATGAGCTTAAAAGAATTACACCAGAAATATCGTGGACAAGGCTTGAAAACCTTAGCGCTTTTGGTACTCCCGATCTATTGGGTTATAATAATTTTGGCAAGTTTTTCACTGTTGAACTGAAAGTAACAAAGACCAACAAGATACGCTTCTCTCCACATCAATTTGCGTTTCATAAAAGACATCCGAACAATACATTTATCCTAGTTAAGGCCCTCTCCCTTAACCTTGTAAAACTTTATGAGGGGAAGGATATAATGCAGCTTGATGCTTGTGGCTTGAAGCTTGAACCCTGCTGCTTGGGGCTTGAGGCTTGCGCCCTGCATCTCAAGAACCTGAACTAGGTTCTGGTTTAGCTTGTGGCTTGCTGCTTGAAGCTTGTGGCTTGTGGCCCTGACCAGGTGCACGCTCCACTTCAGCCGTCGCTTCAGCTCCGCTAATGACCCGGTCAGATTTATTACGCTTGCGTAATTCTTTTTGTTGCTCTTTCGCACGTTTGCGAATTTCAGTATAATATTTTGGGTGCCGGTATACTAACATTAATGTTTTCCATAACTTACTACTTTTACAGCAGGATTCCAACATTGTCTACAGTCACCGCATTTGCCGCCTTGTGAAGGTGCGGGGCAGCTGGCGCCATCAGTTACAACCATTGAAGAGTTGGGCCAAGAATCATTTCTTTGGCCAATCATTGGAGGTGAGAATCTTATCACCAGGTTTGAAGGTTTATGCTCAAGATGATTTTTAATCCAGGCCTCCCGCGTTGGCATCCAATGCTTTGTGTCAGGTGTCAATCTGCATACTTCATAAATTTTGTTAAGATGGTCCAGGTCCTGGACGTCCCCTGCATCATGCCATCTGAAATATTTTTGTCTCTGAATTTGTGCAACCATCGCAGCGGTCCAGTCCTTATCCTTCAGGGCTTCGAGTCTTACATATTGCGCCGCTTTAATTGCTGGATATCTTGTATAGTTACCCTTCAGGGCATAACAACTAGCGCAGACACTGCCAGGAATTTTTCTAAGCTTGCTGCCTGTCTTACACTCCCAGGCTGGAAGACTAATACTCAGGCCTGGCATTTTACTTGTTCGAGTCATTGACCCTGTGATTTTTTCTGCTTCTTTTACTTTCATAAATACTTTCTCCTTTTTTATCCTATACTATAATCTTTTTACTTTGTCAAGCTTGCGGCTTGAAGCTTGTGGCTTGCTGCTTGGAGCTTGAAGCCACGCTAAAGGTTCAAGCTTTATTCTTTTAAAAAACTTTTCACAGCTGGCCAGGTACGCCCGCGGGAGCGTTGAGTGGTCCCGCAGGAAGTAATGTGTTAGGTCGTTGTGTTTAATTCTTTTCATCTCTTAAATCTCCTTTTCATTAGGAGGCTGCCAAGTACCTTGTGTCAATTCACACATCACTTGTCTTTATAGATCCGGGCCCCGGGCAAGGATCTAAAGGCTCAGCCACCAAATAATAATCAGCCACTATGCTACGCGGGGCCTAGAGATCGTCAGTTATCTAGTCTCATTGGACCGGTACCCCAATTATCTTCACCCGTGTTCTAGTGTTTATACTCACAGTCAATAATGACTGATTATTCCTACCACTCTTCAGGTTATACATTGCTGTTAACTAATCAAGCAAGATAGGAAATTTATATATAATCCTATTGACAAAGAATGTCAATAGTGTAAATTAAAAATATTAAATTAATAAACTAACAGAGAGGACACAATGTCTAAAATAAGAATGAACACCGAGTTAAGAAACAAACTCTTTAATAAAATAAAAAATGTCTTTGAGAATGAGGACACACAGGAAAGAGAAGCATATCTTCAAGCAAGAGAAGATGTCACTTATAAATATGAGGTAGCTCACGAACTTGCAAAAGATGTGGTTGAGAGGTCTTATCCAAAAGAAGATGTTGCAGTATTAAGAACTTTCAAAAAGAAATATGGCGACCCATGTGATGTTGTAGCAAAAGATAAATGTTTTTATTTTGCACACAATGAAGATGTTGATGATGAGGGTAAAGAAAAACAAACTAAATCACACTTTGATTTTGGTTTGTTTGGCAATCTAAATGGTAGTGAGTATAGTGATGAAGAGGGTAAAAAGTTTGCAGTTGCATATTTTAGAGAAGAACTAAAAGCAAAAGATTGCAACCCAGATATCTATGCTCAACAAAATGAAAACAAAGATAATCCACACAAAACAAAACATGTTGAAGAATGTATGAAAGCATTGGGATATTCTCATAATAGTAGTTATGATCGCAGTGAAAATAATATTGGTATATCAAAAGGTTTTGATGACCCATACTATCTTGATGTTATTGGAACATCTTATTGTCGTTCAAGAGCAATAGCTTGTACCAAAGATGAATACCAAGCGTTTGAAACTTGGCGAACTGCAAAAGGCAATTTAGTTTCTAAACATCAAACTTGGATTGATACAATTCAAAAACAATGCGACCAATTAAAAATAGGATTGAAAGCATACAGGTATCTATCAGAGGGTATTGAGTTGGCTACTGAACTTGGTATTGAACTTGATGAGGCAGAGTTAATAAGAACTAACTCAACAGGTTTAACTATCTACAATCCTAGTAATCTAGCAAGTATGATTAAAGGAATGAAGAATAAAAATCAATCAAGAGAGGCGAAGATATTGGCTAGAAAACAATACGAAGAAAGTTTAAATTAACATTTGACAGGGTATCCTATTTAGTATAGGATACCCATAGAAAGAGAGGAAAGAATGATACAAGATAAACACTTTAAAATAACATACTACTCAAATAAAGATAAAAAACATATTACTAGGAATGGTAAATGGGATAGCAAGTCAAGATTTTGGCAGTCTAAAATTGGCGATGCTTTAATGACTTACTTTGACCTTGACGCACAAGGTTATAGAACAGCTAAAAAAACTTGGAATGTGAGGTACTAATGGAAATATTTTTTAGACTTACAATGTTGCTAGTAGGGTTTCTACTAGTCTTTCTAGGTTTTGTTGTGACATTACATTCATCGCATTATGTAGTTTCAATATTACTTTTATTTGGTGGAGTAATGACAATGTTTGGGGGTATTCCAGATGCCGAATAAACATTTTTGCCAAGGACCAGACTGCCATACTAGAACTACACAAGACAGGTTTCTAAAATCTAGAGGTGTAATCAGAGGTAGGTATGCACTTGTAAATATGGACCAAAGCTATAGAGATCACTACTATAATAATACAAGAGGTAAATACTTTTGTAGTCAAGCTTGTGAGCACGATTGGTTAAATGTACATATGGAAAGTATTGAACAGGGCAGACCGATTGAGTTTATCAGACACAGACGAGAGAGTGGGGGTTATCATAAGGTAACCGAGAGCAATGAGCATTGGGGTCCAAGAACTACAATACAAAGGGTTGACAATGCTTGACTTATCCTATATGGTCCCAGATATGACAGAAAGAAATATAAAAAGAACTAACCCATACTCAGGTCAATCTGAGATGTTAACTGAAGAAGAGGCTAAGTTATACGATCAGATTAAACTAGATGAAGAACTAGAGAACTATACTTTAGTACAACAAGGTTTATCTATGTTTAGTAGAATGAATGCTAAAGCATACATGACATTACTAGACTAAACCTCTCTCTTTCCTGGTACTTCTTAATTGATAGAGGTACCAGGGTCCATCCTAAATTTTAAATTAACTAAATAATTGTTTTTTTATTTGCAGAAAAGGGGTCCCAGACTATCCCCTTTATGGCTTGATTCATACATTTAAACCTGTAAAATACTTTTTGAGTTTCCAAAAAAATTCTGCAAAAATTTTGCGGAAAAATTTTTTGCTATGATAGATAAAGATAAACTAAAGAACTTTGATAAATTACCTGCTGATGTCAGAAGACAATTTGCTTTATTAGCTGCGCAGTATGGTGAGAAGAAAAAGACCACTGGAATACAAAATAATTTTATGGATTTTGTAAAACATGTCTGGCCTGATTTTATAGAAGGTAAACATCATAAAAAAATTGCAGATAAGTTTGATAAACTAGCCCAAGGTAAAATTAAAAGATTAATTATTAATATGCCACCTAGACATACCAAGTCTGAATTTGGCTCTTATCTTTTACCTGCGTGGATGGTAGGCAGAAACCCTAAATTAAAAATTATTCAATCTACTAACACAACTGAATTATCTGTAAGGTTTGGTCGTAAAGCAAAAGCTTTGATGGATTCACCTGAATATAAATCAGTTTTTAAAACTAGGCTTAATCCTGATTCTCAAGCTGCAGGTAAATGGGAAACCGAACAAGGTGGTGAATACTATGCTGCTGGTGTTGGCTCTGCTATTACCGGACGGGGAGCTGATCTATTAATTATTGATGACCCACATACTGAACAAGATGCTATGAACAACCAAGCTCTTGAAAGAACTTATGAATGGTACACATCAGGACCTAGACAACGTCTTCAACCTGGTGGATCAATTGTTGTTATCATGACAAGATGGAATGAAAAAGATTTAACAGGTAGATTATTAAATGCTCAAAAAGGAATTAAATCTGATCAGTGGGAAATTGTAGAGTTTCCTGCTATCTTACCTTCAGGTAAACCTGTCTGGCCGGAGTATTGGAATTTAAAAGATTTAGAATCTGTTAAAGCTAGTATTCCTCTGAGTAAATGGAATGCACAGTATATGCAAAACCCAACTTCAGAAGAAGGAGCTTTAATAAAACGTGAGTGGTGGAGAGATTGGCAAGAGGAAGACATGCCACCATTGCAACATATTATACAATCTTATGACACTGCATTTATGAAAAAGGAGACAGCTGATTATAGTGCAATAACAACGTGGGGTGTGTTTCAAGAAAATGAAGATGCCCCACCAAGTTTAATTTTAGTTGATGCATTAAAAGGTAGATATGAATTTCCTGAACTCCGGCGTATTGCCCTTGAACAATATGGTTACTGGAACCCTGAAACTGTAATCATTGAATCTAAAGCCAGTGGTCTGCCTCTAACTTATGAGTTGCGCAAAATGGGTATTCCTGTTATAAATTTCTCACCATCGCGTGGTAATGATAAACACACGAGGGTAAACGCAGTATCTCCGCTCTTTGAGTCGGGACTGATATGGGCGCCCAAAGATATGGACTTCGCACAAGAAGTCATTGAGGAATGTGCAGCTTTTCCTTACGGAGACCATGATGATCTAGTGGATTCCATGACGCAAGCTGTAATGAGATTTAGACAGGGAGGTTTGATCAAGCACCCTGAAGATTATGAGGAGGATAAAATGCCTCCACAACAGAGGACGTATTATTAATTATGGGACCATATAAAACAATAACTGCAGCTTTTAATGCTCTTAAAAAAGGTTTCAAAAAACAAACTAAAAGAGATCCTAATCCAATCGAAGAAGAGATGATTATGGAAGAGGCTAAAAGAAAAATTACCTCACAAGGTGAAAACATATCCACTCTTGATACTGGTATCATGACTCAGGCCTCAGGAACCAAGAAACCTATTGATGAAGTAGTTGAATTTACTAAAAGCAAAGAAGATGTTGTACAAGACTTAGTTGATAGAAAATTTGGTAAAGGTTATTTTGACAAACCAGATTTAGATAGACCATTTGTAACTGATGAACAAATGTCAGCATTTACAATGGATGAGAATGCAAGAAAATTAAATAAGGCTAAAGGTATAATTAGTAATCTAGGTGCTAAAACTACAAAACAAAAACTTTTTGTAGCTGACTTAGTTGAAGATGCAGGTCAAGGTATATTTGATACTGTTGATATGGGTGCTGTGGTTAGATCTAATATGTTTGATGATTTAGTAGATCAATTAGATAATGA